CTGATGGAATTACATTAACATTAGCAGCAGTGCAAAATGTAACTGGTATTTGTAATGGTGCTCTTCCTGGTGTTGTAACGGGTGTAAGTCCTACATTTTCATTTGGAGTACCAAATATTAATCTTAATGAAAACAAGGGTTTATATGCCCGTATAGGTAACAATAACGTATCAGATATTAATTTATCAACTGCAAATCTTGTTGTAGGAACTAATATTACAGGTGAATCAACTGATGGTAATGGAGTCCTTACTTTTGATTTGGCATCAAGTGGAATTGGAAGTGCATTTTATGAAGCATTTGATGAAGAAAGATATTCTGTTCACTATTCAGATGGATCAATTGAAGATTTAACTAATGATCAAGTTGTTCTTAACACAGATAGTCAAACAGTTACAATTAATGGATTAACTGCCAGCCAAACTAATGTTGTTGTATCAACAACTCTTAAAAAACAAGCACTTAAGAGTAAGCAAAAAAATTATATTAGAAGTCAAAAAATTGAAATACTTAAAACTGCTGTTGGTATTAATACGACTGCAAGTGGTATGGAAACAAGTTCTGCTTATGGTTTAAGAGTTGAAGATAAAGAAATATCATTTAACATACCTGATGTTGTTAAAGTTGTAGGTGTATTTGAATCTATCAATACAGATTCACCAATATTAGATAAACTTACTTTCCCTGATGGATTAAGTTTAAACACTGCAGCCATAATTGGTGAGAAAATTTCTGGAAGAACGAGTGGTGCTGTAGCTCAAATAACTGCATTATTATCAGCCAATGAAATTGAAATTGCATATTTAACTCCTACAAAATTTACAATAGGAGAAACTGTTAATTTTGAAGAATCTGTAATTTCAACTTCTTTACAGCAGATAACTATAGGTACATTTTTAAATATTACAAATAGATATGAACTTGATAAAGGACAAAGGGAGCAATTCTACGATTATTCAAGATTAGTAAGAAAACAAAACTTCCCACCAGCAACAAGAAAATTATTGGTAGTATATGATGCATACACAGTTCCAACAAATGATGTTGGTGATTTCTATACTGTTGCATCTTATCCAGAAGAAAGATTTAGTTCAGATATACCAACCATAGATGGTGGTGTTAGAGCTACTGATACCATTGATTTTAGACCAAGAGTAACAACATACTCTGGTAACGAATCACCTTTTGCATTTCAAAATAGGTTATTTGGTGGATCTGGTAACGTTAATCCAGAATTTATTGTAAAACCAAATGAAAGTTCTATTATTGGATATAATTTTTACTTACCAAGAACAGATAAGTTAGTTATAGACACATTAGGAAATGTTGCAGTTATTAAAGGAACATCTAATTTAAATCCAAAAGAACCTCCAATTATTGAAAATGCAATGGAAATTGCAACTATAGAGTTACCTCCATACTTATATGATCCTGATGATGCCATAGTAAAAGTAGTTGATAATGTTCGATATACTATGAGAGATATTGGACTATTAGAGGGTAGAATTGAAACATTAGAAGAAGTAACATCTCTAAGTTTACTTGAATTAGATACTAAAACTTTACAGGTTCAAGATGTTGATGGATTATCAAGATTTAAAACAGGTTTCTTTGTAGATGACTTTAAGAATACTGATTTATTAGATAAGACCGATCCTGATAATAAATGTGCAATTGATATTGCAAACAAAGAATTGAATGTACCATTAGATTTTTGGTCTATTCAACCAGAAGTAGCACTTAATCTTTCAACAAATGTTGATACTGCCGATTTCTCTGAGAATTTAGATTTATTAGATCCTAATGTTAGAAAAACTGGTGATCTCATAACGTTAGATTATACTGAAGTTGATTTCTTAGAACAACCTCTAGCATCAAGAGTTGAGAATGTTAACCCATTCAATATGATTGATTTTACTGGAACTATAAATTTAACACCTCGCACTGACAGTTGGGTTAGAAATGTTCAAGTAGATGGTGGTGAGAGAACCATTACAGGTGGATTTAATGGATCGTATGTTGACACAATTAAGACAAGTAGTGTTCCAGATACTCATATTAGATCAAGAAACGTCGTATTCCATACTTCTGGATTAAGACCAGTTGCTAGATTTTACCCATTCTTTGATAGTACAAGTGGAATTGATATTGTTCCTAAATTAATTGAAATTAATATGGTTAATGGCATTTTTGAAAAAGGTGAAACCGTAGACATTTTTGATCAAGCAGGAAATAATGTTTGTACTTTAAGATTGGCACAATCAGATCATAAAACAGGAAATGTATTAAACCCAACAGAGACTTACAATGCAAATCCATATAATACATCAGTATCATTAGGTTCTGTATATTCTGCATCATCCACAGTGTTAAATGTAGATATTAACTCTCTTGGTGATGAAGCACAAGGAAGATTCTTTGGATACATCCCAACTGGAACTGGTGTTGTTATTTTAGGTAGATCAAGTGGAGCACAAGCAGAAGTTTCAAATGTTAGATTAGTTGCTGATACTTTTGGTGACATATCAGGTTCATTCTTCTTCCGTGATCCATTAGCATCACCTCCACCTCCACTAAGATTTAGAACTGGAACTTGCTCATTTAAACTAACATCTAGTTCCGAAAATGCAGAAAGTTTACCTGGAAGTCTATTAATAAGTTCTGGTGCAACCACATATCGTGCAACAGGTATAGTAGATACTTATACAAACACGTTGGTTATAGTTAGAAGACCACCACCACCTCCACAGAATGATGATCCTCTATCACAATCATTCACAACTGATGAAACTGGTGCGTTTATTACTTCTGTTGATTTATTCTTTGGAAGTAAAGATCCAAATGAAAAGTTGACTGTTGAGATAAGAACTATGGAGTTAGGAACTCCAACTAATCAAGTTGTTCAAGATTATGCTCGTGTAGTTGTTCATCCAGATGATATACTAGTTTCTAGTAACGCAGAGGTGGCAACTAATATTGTATTCCCATCCCCTGTATATCTTGAACCAGATACTGAATATGCGATTGTATTATTAGCACCTACAACAAATAATTATGAAGCATGGATTGCTCAAATGGGTGAGAGAACTGTAAACACTCAAAGTTTACCTGACGCAGAATCTGTTATTGTTACTCGTCAGTACATTGGTGGTAGTTTATTTAAATCACAGAATGGTACAATTTGGACTGCTAGCCAGTTTGAAGACTTGAAATTCAAATTATATAAAGCACAGTTTACAACGACACCTGGAACCGCATACTTCTATAATCCAAAAATGGAAAAGGGTTCTGCAATTATTAGAAGATTAACTCCTAATGCAATTAAAACTTTACCTAGAAAGTTGAAAGTTGGTATTCAGACCACTACTCATGTATCATCTGTTGCTAATTTAGCAATAGGTAAGCAAGTTAGTGATTCTACATCAGCAACTGCTATACAAGGATTCATTGAAAGAGTTGGTGGTCCAATACAAACTCTTGCAGTCACAAATGGTGGAACTGGTTTTGATGCAAGTCAAACATATAACGGTGTTCCTCTGTTTGCAATAACAGGTAATGGATCTGGTGCTACTGCAACTGTTGCAACTAATAGTTCAGGGCAAGTTTCATCTGTTTCAATTACAAGTAATGTAGGTGGTAATGGATATGCTGTTGGTGATGTTGTTGGTATAACAACAAATAATGTCACTAAAGGTTCTGATGCACAGATTACTGTGTCGGCAACTAATGGAACAGGAACTCTTTACCTCAATAATGTTCAGGGTGAAGAATTTACTTCAGGACAAGCAATTGTAGTCTATGAAGGTTCAACTGCTACTTCTTATGGAAGTACAACCATAACTTCATCTGCAACTTACGATGATAAGTTTACTGGAAATGTTATTGAAGTTGATCATTACAATCACGGTATGACTGCTGATACTAACTTAGTTACTATTGCAGATGTTGAACCTGATACTAGTCCAATTACGATTACAGATTCAATTGATGTTGATGATCAAATTATTTCAATAGCAAGTACAACTACATTTGCCACTTATAATGGAATATCTACTTCTCAGGGATATCTTAAAGTTAATAGTGAAATTATCTACTATAATAGTGTTGGTGTAAATCAATTAGGTATTGGAACTAGAGGTGTTGATGGTACAGTTGTAAGAACTCATGATGTTAACAGTAGTGCGTTTAAGTATGAAATTAACGGTTTTGATTTAAGACAAATCAACACTGATCATAATATGCCAAATACTACAGCATTATCCAATGCTAAAGATATTGACAAATATTATCTTGAAATAAATCGTGGTGCACAGGCAAGTGGTGATAGTCAAGTTAGTTTTGCAAATGAAGCTAATATTGGTGGAAGTAATATCTTTGCTTCACAAAATTATCAATTTAATCAAATTATTCCACAGTTTAATGTATTTACTCCTAGTGATAGTACAACATTAGAAGCACAAATAAGAACTGTTTCAGGAACAAGTGCTGGTGGTGGTGAAGTACCATTCATTGATCAAGGATATGAAAATATTACTTTGAATCAACCAAACAGATTAAGCACACCTAGACTCATATGTTCTAGAGTAAATGAAACAACTCGATTAACTGACCTACCTTTAAATAGATCATTTACTATTGGTGTTTTATTTGAATCATCAGATCCTAATCTGTCTCCAATATTGGATACAATGAACGGAACTATGATTTATCAAAGATCAAGATTGAATTTACCAATCAGTGATTTTACAAAAGATGGTAGATCGAATAGAACATCTGGTGATCCTCATGCTGGAGTTTATATAAGTGAAAGAATTGATCTTAAAAATCCTGCAACATCACTTAAAGTAATTGTTGGTGCATATAGAGATTCATCTGCTGATTTCCGTGTATTATATCAACTATTCAGATCAGATGGTGCAGATACTGAACTAGCATACGAATTAATGCCTGGTTTCGATAATATGAATGATACAGATGGTGACGGTTTCGGAGATCAAGTAATTGACCTTTCTAAAAACACAGGTAGAGCAGATGCTTTTGTTCCTGCAAGTGAAGAGGGTGTATTCAGAGATTATCAGTTTACTGCTGATAATTTAGATGAGTTTACTGGATTTAAAGTGAAGGTTGTATTTAGTGGAACTAATGAAGCATTTGCACCTAGACTGAAAGATCTTAGAGTTCTAGCACTAGCATGATACCAGTAGAAGGACACAAACACTTATATCGAGATGAGAAATCTGGGGCTATCATTAATACTGATAGTCTTGGATACTCTCAATATAAAAAATCAAGAAATTTAAAATTAACCCAAAAAGAAGAAATAGATAGTATGAAGAAGGATATTGAAGAAATTAAAAACTTACTTAGATTAATAGTAGAAAAATAGACGGGTTATTGTAAATATAAATATATCTAGAATCCTGATATTGTTTTTAAATGGCAGTTTATGTAAGTAATCTAACTGTTAACACTGGAACTACATTTTCTCAAATTTTCACTTTAGAAAGTGCAGCTACTAATTCTGCTACGGATTTGACTGGTTTTACTGCAACTGCACAGATGCGTAAGCATCCTGGTAGTAGTTCAGCAACCGATTTTCAAACTTCTATCATAAGTGCAACAGGTGGAAGAATAAGAGTTGGTTTAACAACAAGTCAGACAGCAGCATTAAAACCTGGTAGATTCATGTATGATGTTCTTATTACAGATACATCTGGTGAAGTTACTAGAGTTTTAGAAGGCGCTGTTTTAGTTAGAGAGGGAGTTACAAAATAATGGCAGACATCAAAGTAAGAGTTGGTCAAAAAAATGCCATTAAGGTTACATCCTCATTATCTGGTGCATCAGCAGGATCTCTAGGTGAACTAAGTGATGTGAATGTTAGCAATCCACAAAATGGAATGGTTTTAGTATACAATAGCACAACTCAAAAGTGGACTGGAACATTAGAATTAACTCCAGGTGCAACACAGAATCTGGACATAAACGGAGGTAGCTTCTAGAAATGGCAAGTATTATAAGAGTAAAAAGATCGACTGGTACTTCGGCACCATCGTCTTTACAATTTGGTGAAGTTGGTGTAACACTGAGTGGGAGTGGTGCTCAAGGAAATAGTGGTGATAGGTTATTTGTTGGAGATAATGCAGGTAATCCACAAGTCGTTGGTGGTAGATATTTCACAGATTTATTGAACAATACACCTGGTTCAGTTGCGAGTGCTGCGAACGCATCAACTGCTGCAAATGGATTTGTTGCAATTGTTGACCAAAATAGAAAAGTAGATCAATGGAATGTAGATAATTTAAGGTTAGATGCAAACGTCCTTTCAACAACAAACACTGATGGAGATTTGTTTTTATCACCTAATGGGTCAGGTGAAGTAATCATACCAGATGATACATTCTTAACTTTTGGTGATAGTAAAGATGCAAAAATAGAATATGATGAGGATGGAGATAATAGAATAAACGTAACGGGTGCTGACTGGGTATATGAGGACGGTGTAGCAATAGTTATGGCAGATACTACCGATTCTGCTACAAAGGACACTGGTGCCCTTATAGTCGAAGGTGGTGTTGGTATAGAGAAGAGTGTTAATATAGGTGGTAATCTAAAAGTTACTGGTGTTTCAACATTTACAGGTATTGGTACTTTTGTTAGTGACTTATATGTAGGTGGAGACTTACACATTTCTGATGATTTATTTGTTGATGAAATGACTATCCGTAACTTAAAAGTTACTGGTGTATCAACATTTCAAGGTGATATTTTCCAAACTGGAGGAACACTTACTGCTTTAGATGCAAGATTGGGTGGTGTTGGTATTTCATCTAATATAATTTCAACTAAAGAAGGACATGGTAATCTTCTGTATATTGACCCATATCCAGATGGTTTAAGTAATGAAGGTACAGTTATTGTTAAAGGTGATTTACAAGTTGATGGTACAACCACAACAGTTGATTCATTCACAGTTAATCTTAATGATCCAATCATCAACTTAGGTGTTACTACAAGCACAAGAACTGTAATGATGACAGCAGTTGCTGGTGTGAGTACAATTAAATTGGATACAACTGCTGGTATTAACACAGGAGATGGTATTTCTGGTACTAATGTAGCATCAGGAACTACAATTTCAACTTATGATTTAACAGAAAAATTAGTTACAATCAGTAATGCTGTTGAGTCTGGTGGTATTGCAACTACAACTCAATTAACAGTTACTGCAAACGTTGATACAAATACTGACCGAGGTGTGGCATTTGGTTATAACACAAGTTCAGGTTCAGGAAATCAAAAACAAGGTTTCTTTGGATATCATGATCTAGGTGGTGATGCAAGTAATGCACCAGAAAGATCATTTACATATATTCCCGATGCTACAATCGTGAATAATCTTGTAAGTGGTACAAAAGGTTTCCTAGATATTAAAGGAATATATTTCCAGAATGGTGATTATGACACTACTGGAAATGGTATCGTTTACTTCGATACAACAGGTAAGCAAGTTGGTGCTGCTGGCACTGCTGCTGGTATAACTACTTCTAACTTTGTGTTAACCACCAATGCTTCTGGTATACCAAAATGGACAACAACAATTGATGGAGGCTCCTTCTAAACTATGACACAAACTAATGATGTTGATGTGAATGCTTTGATTAAAATCTATAACCAAAAGATTTCTACATTAACTAACCAAAATATTCTTCTTGAAGCAAAATTGCAAACTATCGTTCAGGATCATTTAGATGCACAAAAAGAATTAATGGCAGAAAAACTTGAATTTCAAGAAAAATACGAAAATCTACTAGCAGAGATCGAAGAAGAAGATGGCAAAACCAACAACTAGACAACAATTAATAGACTACTGTTTTAGGAAGTTGGGTGCTCCTGTATTGGAGATAAACGTCGATGATGATCAAGTTGATGATTTAGTGGATGATGCAATACAACTTTTCAATGAAAGACATTTTGACGGTGTTGAAAGAATGTATCTTAAGTATAAAATTACTCAAGGTGACATTGATAGGGGAGTTGGTGCAGAAGAGGCAGGTAAAACTGCAACAAATGGAACAACAGGTGTTGGTATAGTTACAACAACTACAACCTCAACAAGTATTCCTGGTTACGGAACAACAACGACAACATTTTACGAAAATTCAAATTTTTTACAAATACCAGACTCAGTTGTAGGTGTTAATAAGATTTTTAAATTTGATAGTAGTTCGATATCTGGTAGTATGTTTAGTATCAAATATCAATTATTTTTGAATGATTTATATTATTTCAATTCAGTTGAACTACTTCAATACAGTATGACTAAAACTCGTCTTGAAGACATTGATTTTTTACTTACACCCGAAGCACAAATTAGATTTAATAAGAGACAAGATAGACTTTATTTGGATATTGATTGGGCAACTCAAATTGAGGGTAATTTCTTAGTATTAGATTGTTTTAGAGCATTAGACCCAGAATCATTTACTCAAGTTTATAATGATTATTTTGTTAAGTTATACTTAACTTCATTAATTAAAAGACAATGGGGACAAAATTTAATTAAATTTAGAGGTGTTAAACTACCTGGTGGATTGGAGTTAAATGGTCGTGAAATATATGATGATGCTGAAAGAGAATTGGAAAGAATAAAAGAGAAAATGATGCTTGAGTATGAGTTACCACCTCTTGATTTTATAGGTTGATGATTCATGGCGTTAAATCCGTTTTTTCTACAAGGATCTCAAAGTGAGCAAAGACTTACTCAAGATTTAATCAATGAACACCTCAAAATATTTGGTGTTGAAGTAACATATATTCCAAGAAAATTTGTAAGAAAACAAACAATAATTAAAGAAGTTCAATCATCTGCATTTGATGATAACTTTTTATTAGAAGCATATGTAAACACATATGAAGGTTATGGTGGTCAGGGAGATATCATGACAAAATTTGGTGTGAGTTTAAGAGATGAGCTTACACTTACAATATCAAAAGAAAGATTTGAAGATTTTATATCACCATTTTTAGAATCAGATGAGGATTATGACTTAGCATCAAGACCTCGTGAAGGAGATATCATATTCTTCCCACTTGGAAGTAGATTATTTGAAGTAAAATTTGTAGAGCATGAAGATCCATTCTACCAATTAGGAAAAAATTACGTTTATCAACTTAAATGTGAACTATTTGAGTATGAAGATGAAGTATTTGATACTGATATTGAAGAGATTGATTCTCAACTTGAAGATATTGGATATATTTCATCACTTCAATTAATTGGAGTAGGACAAACAGCAACAGCAACTGCACAACTTAACGCATCAGGAAGGGGATATGTTCGTGAGATTGTTTTAAATGATGATGGTAGTGGTTATACAAGTGCTCCTAATGTTGCAATATCAACTGCACCATTTGCTGCAGGTAATATTAATGCAACAGCAGTTGCAATAACAACAACAAGAGCAGGTATATTCTCAATTGAGAGAATATTACTTACAAATGCTGGTGCTGGATACACAACTGCACCGTTAGTCACAATTACAGGTGGAGGTGGTGTAGGTGCTGCTGCAACTGCTGCAGTTGAGCAAACAAACTTTGGTATTGTTGATTTCTTAGTAACCAACAATGGTGTCGGTTATGCTGCAACACCTACTGTTTCAATTGTTGGTACAAGCACATCTCCTGCAGCTGCAGAAGTTAATTTATTAGCAGACAATACAATTTCTGATATATTCTTAAAGAATGCAGGTATAGGTTATACACAACAACCTACAATCACAATTACATCTCCTAATATAATTGAAGGTGTTGGTAATTTTGAAAGAGGTGAAGTTGTTAGAGGTTTAACATCTGGTATTAGAGCAAGAGTTAAAGAATGGGATACAGATACAAGATTACTTAAAGTATCAAATGTTGGTATAGGAACTACAATGGCAGCATTTGTTCCTGGTGAAACTATTCAAGCAACAGAATCTACATTCTTTGTTGTTGGTATAACAACTGTTGCGACAATCGGTGTCACAACAACAATATTAACAGGTATTAATACATCGAGTATTAGTTTAAATCAAGAGTTAAATCGAGTAGACTTTGCTCAAAGTTCTGTAATAGGATCAGGTTCAACTGTTACAAGTATTGGTGCAGGTACAATTACCATAAGCACTCCTTCGTTAAATACTACAGGTGTCACTACTGTAGTCTCATTTGGATCTACTGTAATGTCAAATTATTCTTTAGACTTCTTTAGTGAACAAAATCAAGACACAACCTTTGAATCAAATGAAATCATCGAAACTGAAGCAGATGATATACTTGATTTCTCAGAAGGTAATCCATTCGGTACATTCTAATGTTAGGACAATACTATTATCACGAAATACTCAGAAAGACTATAATTTCTTTTGGTACAATTTTTAATGACATTCATATACGTCATCGAGATGGTGCTGGAAAAGAATCAAGTGATATGAGAGTTCCTCTTGCTTATGGTCCTATGCAAAAATTCCTAGCAAGATTAGAACAACAACCAGATTTAAATCGTGCA